GCACTAGATACAGCACAGTAAGACAATCGCCCTCTCTTCGGAGGGGGCTTTTTACTTTGAGGGCATGAGATGAAGTACAGCACAAAAACTAAATAGGACTTAATCATGAAGATTGTAAGTAGTGAGCCATTACGAGTGGCGACCTTAAGTGGAGTAGTAGTCAGGTTTGAAGCAGGTGTACCAAGAGAAGTCGCAGATAGCGTCGGTCTCCTCGCAATCCAAGCTGGCGCAAAAGAATACAACGACAAATATGTCGAGATTGAAGAAGCAGAAATTGCTGAATTTGAAGAAGTTGTTGAAGTTGAAACAACCGCTCTAGGCGATGACCTAGTTATTGCCCTAGAGAAGATGTTAGACGAAGGCGACCCAAAGAATTTTAAACAAGATGGTTATCCCAAAGCCGCGGTTGTTAACAAAGTAGTTGGCCGCTCTGTAGGCGCAGAAGAACGTGAAGCAGCTTGGGAATCAATACTTAACTCATAGGTAAAACATTATGGCAGTCACAGTTCAAAGCGTAATTGACAGAGTACAGACGGTACTACAAGACACAACAGGTGTTAGATGGCCTGTTGTTGCTGAGCTTGTACTTTGGGTAAATGACGCGCAGCGGGAGATCGCGCTACTTAAGCCAGATGCGTCTGCAGCGAACGAGACTGTCACTCTCGTGGCGGGCACAAAACAATCAATCCCTGACGACGGTAACAGACTACTCAAAGCTGTACGAAACATGTCCGCGGCTTCTGGTGGCACGGGAAAACGATCTGTTCGCCTTGTTAACCGCGAAGTCTTGGACGCACAGACTCCCGATTGGCATGACCCCACTGTTGGCGGCGATGCAGCCCACACTGCTGTTGTTAAGCACTACCTATACGACGAAGCCAACCCTCGCAACTTCTATGTTTACCCAGGGGTTCAAGGCAACGCGTATTTAGAGATTATTTACTCAGCTAACCCCGCTGTTGTAGCTCAGGCCGACAACCTATCTGTACCTGACATCTTTGCTAACGCTGTTTTGAACTACGTTTTATATATGGCATACATGAAGGACGCAGAGTTCGCTGGGAACAACCAGCGCGCTAGTACACACTTCCAACTATTCTCTGCTTCTGTAACTGGCAAAGGCACAGTAGATGCATTGACCAACCCGAACATGGAGCGCAGACAAGCCGCACCACCAGTAGGAGTGTAGAACATGGCGATCCCTTACGAGGCGCTACTCCCAGAGATTCTCCCTATGGTTCCAGGGTGTACCGATACGCTAGTCGAAAACGCTATTCGATCGGCGGTTATCGAGTTCTGCCAGAAAACTGAGGCATACCAGCTTGAGTTAGACCCTGTTACCACAGTTAAGAATATCTATGAGTATGATCTTGAAGCCCCCAACGGGACGACCGTAGAGAAGATCTTATGGATCACTCACAAAGGTAAAGATCTAGAGCCTATTACCTCGACTCTATTAGAGCAGAGACTTCCAAATTGGCGTCAATCGGCAGGCGTACCAATGTATTACATCCAGCAGAGCTCGGGACTTGTCCATGTGGCACCCATCCCTACAAGCACTGATGTTGGGAGCACTATTGTAAAGGCTGCTCTAAAGCCAACTTATAACAGCGCTAGCTGCGACGACGATGTAATGAACAATTACAGAGACACAATTATAAACGGAACACTGTTCCGCTTGCTAAGGATGCCAAACAAAGAATGGGCTGACTTGAGCGCGGCCGGTGTGTACGGACAATTATTTAATCAAGGTGTTGAAACTGCGGAGCGCAGAGCTCGGCAAGGCGACACTGCAGTATCTAGGAAGGTGAAATATGGCGGACAGTCAGGAGCATGGCGAACTAGAGGTCGTCGGTACGGACAAGGCGGTTAATCCAGTCATTGTCCCAATAAGAGAACATTGGGAAGCAGTGAAAGTAGGGATTAACGAGATATTAGCTGAACAGCCTCAGCTCACGTTCAGACCAGAAGATGTTTATGCAGCGTGTCTGGGAGAAGAAGCCCACCTCTGGATTGCTCCAGAAGGGTTTGTAATAACCAGCTCAGAACGATGTCAGTTTACAGGGGCTACAACCCTACTGCTCTGGTTAGCTTGGACTAAAAAGCGCGGAGATAACTGCGCAGTGAAATACCTACCGTTTTTTGAGCAAGTTGCTAAAGAGCATGGTTATAAAAGTATTGAAACACGAACGCCTATATCAGCCTTAGAAGACTACTTTCTAGCTGATGGCTGGACTAAAGACACAGTGGTTTATACGAGAGAAGTGTAATGGGTAGCAAACCAAAAAAAGAAGAGTACAAACCTTCAGAAGCTGAGAAGACTGAATCGCGTATCGCGGCCGCAAGAGCCTCGCACTTTAATAAAAATTACGCGCCGCTCAATGAAATGGAGCTTAAGGATTCTTTATCTGACGACATTAGCAACCTAGCTCGAGGGCGGGGTAATGCTGATGTGATGCAGGGTTTGACCTCCAACCTAAATTACGGACAGACCCAACAGGCTGGCGACTACGTCGAAGGCTTATCTAGCGCATACCAAGGCACATTAGGTAAAGCTAGTTCAGGTGCTTTGGACATACAGAATAAACGCGGAACAGCAGCTATAGGCTCTGCACAAGGCCAGAGTGCTACTTCAGCAGACGCTATGTCTACTCTTACAAATATTGGTACTAACCGAACCTTGGCAGATGCTAAGAATAAGCAGATGCTCAAGAATGCACGCCTGTCGGCAGCTATGAAGGTTGGTGGTGCTGCTTTGAATAAAGGTATGGGCGACAAAAACGAGTCGTGGAACAAATTCAAAGACTATTATAAGGCGGCCAAGTAATGACTGTTACACCTATGGCAATGGGCATACTAGCTAAAGACAATCTAGGACTATTGGGAAAAAAGGACGACGCTGCTAATCCAAGGACCGCAAAGACTCCAGATACTCCAGATACTTCAGGCAAGCCTCAAGTAGATTATCGAGGAAACGAGCTCAAGGAAGGCTATTCATTCTACGAAGATCAATACGGTACTAAGAGACAGAAATATACTGCTTCATCACACCCTTTCATAGTGAGAAAAAAAGGTCGCTACGACCGTAAAGAAGCTAAAAACGCCAAAGGTTTCTACGGTCAGAGAGAAGGAGATCTAACAGTCTACAAGAACGGTGAAGTTGACCCCGAGGCTACTTCTGCGGCAATTACACAAGCCGAATACGACAATTACACAAATAATATTAAGCCTATCGAGATGCAGCTTTTAGAAAAAGCGAAGACCGATACGAGCCTAATTGATCAGGCTGTTGAAGACAGAGATAACTCAAACGCTCTTATGACCGGCATCGCAGACCGTAACGCGGATCGATACGGCGCGGCACTAACGCCAGCGCAGCGCCAACAACAAGAACGACAGTTAGAGATGGGTACTACTTTAGCGGGCGTACAAGGCGTTAATGACGCTCGTGTTGCTCAGAAAGATGCTAATAGATCGTTGATGACTGACCTTATTGATATTGGGCAAGGCGTGAATCGCTCTTCCCTATCGTCACTTGGTAATGCCGCGGCAGCTGCGCAGCGACGTGAATCTGCTTTTAAGAGCGCTAGAGCTCAACACAAAGCTCAGACATACAGCATGCTTGGCACTCTTGGTGCCGCTGCGATATTCATGCTTTAACTAGATAAGAGAATAAATACATGTCTAACCCAATAGATTATTTAATGCAGGGCTCTCTAGCCGGCGACTACGCACGCGACCAAGAAGACAATAGAAATTACAGACAGCAGCAGACTGCCACCGCACAAGACCTTAGTGAGCGCCAAAGCAATCTGGATGATATGTATGTAATCACTGGCCTTGCAACCGACTTAGGTGTAACTAGCGACGCGTCTGGCGAAGAAATAGATCCAGCCAAGTTATCCGAACTTTGGAGCAAGAATGTTGCCAGCGGAACAATTGATCCAAAGCTGTCGCAACTCGCGGCACTACTGGGTAACGAAGATTTTGCGGCGCAAAAAAATCCAGGTTTTTCATTTAAAGGCGCGCGCCTTGGCCCTGATGGTACTGTCACCCTACAAGGCGGCTACGAGGGTGACGAAGGGAAAAACAGATTCCTGACAGTAGATCGAAAAGGCGGTGATGATGCCGAGGTTGGTTTTGGTGATCCTTTGGAGATATCTGGCCTCATGGTCAACCAGTACAACCAATCAATGAATAAAAAAGGTGTAAGTGGCCTCAAAAGAGAGCTGCAATTAAAGAACGACCTTATTGACAGTGATCAATCGGTTAAAGGCAACAACTTAAAAATAAATAATATTGTTGGCGGTTTAACCCAAGAGCTGGAGCAAATGATTTACTCGCTCTCGCCTGAACAAGCACCTGCTATTGTTACGAAAATGAAACGTGAGTTAGCTGGAGTTCCTTACGATCAGCAGCTAGCAGTTTTACAAAATGAAGGCCGCAAGCTTGGGATTCCGGTAGATGAAGTTGTACCTCCTGAAGTTAAAGCTGCAGCGAAAGCAGGTACTCCTCAGCAAGAAGCCACAGCGGCTCCAGGGACCCCTGACAACAGCGCACGTATTGCAGAGATTGAAAAAGCCCTTGCGGATCGCAGCTACGCTTCCGGAATGGACGGTGCAAAAACAGTTGCCACCAAAGAATCTGAATTAAAGGCTGAACTAGCTAGTTTAAAAGGTGAAACGGAACCTACTAAAGAAAAACCTGCCCTGTCTCAAGCCCAACAAAACCGCTACAAAAGGCTGTTAGGTGGAGCGAAGAAGAACTTGGCCAACGCAAAAAAATCTGGTGACAAAAAGTTTATCGAACGCGCTCAAAAAAGGGTCGACAACTTTGAATCTAAGCTAGGTAGAGGCCAAGAAGAAACAACTGATGGGACTAGGGCCCAAGTTCTACAAAAATCTCGCGACGAAGAGACCAACCCCGAATTAAAGAAGATGGCGGAAGTGGCTGAAACCGCTACTGATGAGGATATTCTCGAAGGTAAAGTTGAGATAACTCAAGAGCAGATCGTTGCTCTGCAAGAGCGCCTGAAAGCCGCGGGGATTAACACCCTCGAGGATATGAATAAAGCTTCGCTCGCAGACCAACTGAAAATGAAAGCAGCCCTTTCAACGATCGCCGTAAATAAAGATCAAAGAAAAACCTACCTTGAGCGCATGAATAATTTGATGGCGACTGGTAGCGCTGACTACGATACCAAAACTCTAGCTGCTGCACGGGTAGCGCAGCAGAACGCAGACACCTCTTCAGAGACAGCGACGACTGCCCGTCTTAACTACTTCCAGAAGATTGAAAAGCATGAGTTTGACGTTGGCGAAAAAATCGGAACTCGTATTCGTGACAACTTTAAAGCCGCCAGAAAAGCTATTTATGGGTCTGACAGTGATGGAAATCCAAAAGAAACAATAGATTTCGACGAAAACCGCTTCTTCTCTGAATTTGGTGGGGCATTTAATAATGCCTATAGAGAGTATACGAGAGCTAAGGGCACAGAAGCCAAGGCTGCAACAAAAACAGCGTTGAATTCCATGATGAGCATGGGCATACAAGCCCTCGCGGAGAGTGAAGAATATGGCTCGTTTGGCGAGAATTTTATACCTGACGGTTCTATTGATTTTATCGACGCGACAGACTCTTTACTCTCCCGCCTGAAAAAACAAGCCGATGGGTCAGTAATAGTCGTGGATAACAATGGAGATCAAATAGAGGAAAGTGTCCCGAAAAGCGTACTTAAGCAAATATTCGGTAACGCTGGATATGGCTACTTTATTAAAGAAATCGAAGGGCAAGCCGGCTCACTAAAAAGTCAACAAAGGTAACTAGCATGTCAGAGATCGACGATCTATTTGCGCGCTACGCCGAAGAGTCCGCTAACGTCAAAGCAGAAGACTACACGACCGGCCCTGACACGCCTGACGGTCTTGGTGAAGTAGCGTCTCGCGGCTTCAGTGCAGGTGTCGAAGGCATCCGTACTGAGCTGGACTATTTCCAAGGTCTATTTAACGTAGCGATAGGTGATGACGAAGCGGCAGCTGAAAACATCGCTATGGCCAGAGACCGCGAAGAGCGCACCGCCGATATCTTCGGCGATCTTGAAACTTTCGAAGAGTTTACCGACAACCCAACATTCTATGGATTCGCAACGCAAGTTGTTAAAAATACAGCCCAGATGTCCCCTTACCTCCTTACTACTGTAGGCGGTGGTTTAGGCGGCGCGGCAGTAGCCGGTGCAGTAAAAATCGGCGGTACTCAGGTAAGCAAACATGTCACTAAGCGTTTAGTAAAAGACGCTTTCGAAAAGAAAATGAAAGGCGAAGCTACGGATCAACTTGAAGACCGTATCTTAGATGTTTCCTATCGTTTAGCTCAGCGCAATAATCCTGCAAACAAACTAAGTCTCAAGGGTGGCGCAAAGGTAGGTATGTTTGGCCAAGAATACACCAGTATGGCCGGATCTAATTTTGGCGAAAACTTAGACTTTGTTGACCAAGACGAAGCTGCACTTCGCGCTGCTGGATTAGCAATACCGCAAGCGCTTATTGGGCTAAAAGGTGAAGAGCTTTTAACTAAGACCCTTATGAAAGATCTTGGCGAACTTGCGGCTAAGCGTTCTACCAAAGAAGGCTCAAAGTTCGCTAACTATGCTAAAGAACTAGGCAAAAGTACTCTGAGAGGTGGTGCTACCGAAGGTGTCGCTGAAGTTGTGCAAGAAGGTATTAGCGTAGCTAATAGATTTAACGTTGATGATGAGTATACGAAACAAGATGCTCTGCTACGCATAGGTGAATCGGCGTTTGCTGGTTTCTTTGGTGGTGCAAGTATGGCTGGTGCAGGTAATGTTGCAGTCGGCTCTCTTAAAGAGGCCGGCAGCATCATGGGCAAAGCTAAAGACTTCATCGAGCAGGCCCGTCAGCAACAGGTTGATAACGAAATTGACCAAGAGCAAATGGGTGGCCCTATGGGGTACAGCACCCCCGAACCACGTAGCTCGGTCAACTCACAACTCCGCGCAGCTCTCGATGAAAAGAGCGCACGCCATTCTGTATGGGTAGAAGGCGCAGACCCTGAGTATGACGCTTCTGCCGATACAACTAAGAAAGTAGAGATTCAAGGCGAGACCTTCTACACACGTTTTATTCCTGGCCGTGGAACAATCATTTCTAAGAATTTTGATATCGCTGAAGAAGTAGCGAAGTCAGAGGCTAGTGAATCATCAATCGCAGAAGCTCTTGGCTATAGTGATACGAAACCAGCAGATGGTGATATAGCCATCGAGGTGCTTGATAGAGGCGGCAATGTTGTTTGGCAACAAGGTGTAAATGAAGAAGGTGTTGCAGGTGCAATGGCTGCTGCTGAGAAGCAGATTCCTGAAGGTGGTTCAGTAAGACGTATATCTATTAAAGAAGCGTTAGAGAACCGCAAGAAACTATACGAAGAAGAACAAGGCCCGCAGGTTCGTAATATCGATGATGACGGCTTTGATAATGGTGAAGATCGTAATACTGAAACCGATACTGAAGGAGACTTCTTCCAAGGCCGTTCTGAAATGCCTGCTCCTCAAGAGCAGAACATTGGTAGGCAAGAAACCTATCAGCCGCGCGACCCTGAGCAAACCTTTGATACCACAGCACAAGCCCGCAACGATTTTGCAGACGAGTTTGCTGACCTAGACCAAGAAGAGATTGGTAAGAACCTAGGTGATGGCATTAGCTTTGGTGAAGGCAGCGCCTTTGCAACTATGTCTGACGCATTTATGCGTGCCGCTGTACAGGCCAAGAAAGATGCAGGCGATAACAGTGTCTTCTTTAAAAAGAATGAAGATGGGTCTTGGTCACTTATGCAGACCGTTAACCCAGAAGCAGACTTGTATGGCGTAGATACCCGCACCGACACTGTCGTTGCTGACACCGAGATGGATGCTGAAATCGATGCTGAAACGGAACGTGCTACTGGTCAAAAGCGCGTAGACAGCAGACGCGGTACAGCAATTAGCTTCATCAAATCAGCAATAAAGAAAGCTAAAGAAAGCCGCTACGCTAGACAGAGAAAACGTAAAGGCTCTTGGGTTAATAAGAACCCTGATGAAATAGTGACTGTGAATGGCGAGGCAGTGAACCTCGCTGATCTAGTAAAAGATGGTCAACGCAAATTTAGCATCGAGGAAAAAACAGATTTCCAAGAAGGCGGTGCTTCTACCGCACAGCGCAATGGCGCATTCGAGGTATTGTCGGCTTTAATTGAACAAGGCTATGAAGTTCGTATTGGCAATATCGAAATACGGTCAGAACTACTAAAAGACATAACTGAGCTCTCTCAGCTTATCGAAGCTGAAGATAAAGCGATTCGTGATGCCGCTTTAGACTTTGATTTAGACCCAGATGATCCGCAACTCCGTGGCCGCCTTGATGACCTTTTAAAAGCCTTTGACGAAGCTACAGCTGACGTTACCTATGAGGATCGCGGCACATTCGACGTTGACTCAAAGAAGAAGAAGAAAAAGACCGATCCAGATACAAAGCAGGTTTCTCTAGACGTAGACAAGGAAGCTCGTCGTAACTCCCCATTAGATCGACTCGTGCGAGAGCGCGCAGCATGGGCTAAAGAGTACGCAAGGTTTATGGACGGCAAGAGAGACAAAGCTCCAGAGAAGCCCGAGATTGTAGCTTTGATCGATACGGTTGCGGGTTTCCAAAACGGTAAGCCGATCACACTTGGCAAGATCTTGAACACCACCCCCATCGAGCCTTCACCTAAAGACACAATGTATTCGTTATATAACGAAGACGGTTTCGAAGTTTTCAGAGGTAACAAGCAACAGGTACAAGAGAAGATTGAGACAGATGGACAAGATTATAGAATAGGGCGTGGCAAAGAAGGCCTTACTGATGAAGAGTTCGCCAGAGAGCGAAACGTTGGTATGAATGAGCGCACTGAGATTGATCAGCTCAAGAACGATAACGTACCTCTACAAGACAGAATTGAAGAAGACTCAGTCCCTGGCTCAGGTCAGTTCTCTAAAGAGGGTACTGAGGGCGACCCAGACTATAAGTTTGAGCCACAAACATTTAACCAAGGTGCCTTGAGCCAAATTGGTATGAAGGCGGGAAGCATTGCAGCGCAAGTCGCGAATCTCGCACGACGAACACTTGGCCTTAAAAAGCCAATGTCTGTTATCGACATCAATGAACTTATTAAAACAGATAACACTGCGGCGATTACTGAGCTCAATAAAGAGCTAGAAACGCTCCTTTTGGATGACTCCGATGGAGCTAAAGAGAAAATAGCAAACTTACGAAATAAGATCAGGAAGCTTGGGGCCGAACAAACGTTCGAAGCATATTTTGATGACCCTCGAGTAGCTGAATATGTAAGAGGTGTCGTCGAAGAGCTAAAAGCGAATCCACAAGGTGGCGGCCGCTACATCGGTTTTGCGGATGCACACGTTATTCTAGTAGACCCAGACGCAGCTAAAAACGGACTAGATACTGCGATGATAGTGGCGCATGAAATAGGTCACGCGCTTTATAAAGAACAACTTTCAGAAACGTTGCAGAATCCCGGTCTATACAACCGACTCTTCGACGCTTTTCAAAAAGCCCGTGATGCTAAAGATGCTCCCGAAGCCTACAAAGGGAAACACGGTTTTGAGGAATGGTATGCGGATCAGACTGCTAACTGGGCGATTGATACCTTTACCAAAAACCGCAAGAAAGGATTGATTGGCTCGCACTTCATGGACTTAAAGCGGAGGCTGGTAAAGTTTTACAGGCAATTCTCTACTGAGATGAAGAGGCGGTTTGGTAAAGACGCATATACCCCTGAGTTTAAGGGCTATATGGAAGAGGTTTTAAAGACATCTAAAGACGGCTCGACTGCCTCTG